AGTGATTGAAAAAGAAAAGTGCTCAGGGGGTAAAAGAGGTGTATCTGGTGTATCTAATGTTCTATTAGTCAATTGTACCAATGGTTTTAATCAATTTTAATGGTGTATCTATGGTGTATCTATGGTGTATCTTGGATACACCACTCTTGCGGGAACGCAAACAGTTGGTTGTAGGGTTGTAGTCATTACTCTGAAATATCTATATAATAGAAAATTATGATGAAAAAATTACTATTACTTAAAAAAGGTGTTGATGTGATTAGAGGCGTCAGTAAAAATAAAGCTTTGTCTTCTGCACCAGGTAATAAGATTAACGATAAGTTTCAAGGTAGGTTTGCTTTTGAGAGAGCTAAAACTAAAAAAGCAGATAAACAAAGAATTATAGCTGCTAAAAGTTTTGCTAAAACCACAGGTGATTTTAAAAGTGTTCCTAAAAAAGACAGGTTAATATTAAAAGGCAGTTTAACAGCCAGAGAAACTGCTGTTGGTAGAAGATTGTTTTCCAAGTTTGCACCTAAAAGAAATCCGTTTTCATCTCCATCAAAAAGACAAGGTAGATACAGTAGGTTGATTTTACCTAGAAGTGCTGTAAAAAGATTGAAAGTTGATCGTAAATTAACTAGAGAAGTAAGAAAAGAGAAAAAAGGTGGTATGATTTAATTATGAAGAAAAAATTAGAACTTACATTGATGCTTGGGAAAGGCTTAATTAAAAGAGTTGTTGGTGCTGTTAATAAAGATAGAACTGATGTTAGAAAATTTAGAAAAAGTAAAGAATTAAAATCCACTAAAGAAACTACATATTTAAATAGAGCTCAGGAAAGAGTAGAGACAGCCAAAGATGTTAAAAATGTTTCCTTAGGTGCAATGAGAAAAATTAAAATGCCTAAAGAAGGTAGGGAAGCTTTTGAAACAACCTTTAATAAAGTTATTAAAAAAAGAGCTGGTGTTCGAAATATTTTAATGGATCCAAAATATTTAAAAATTAAAAAAAACAAAAGAGGTGGGATAATTTAATTATGTATAAGAAAATGAAAATTGTAAAAGCTTATACTGGTAAAGCTGTTAAACAACCACCTAAGATGTTAAAAGGTGGTTTCTTAGTATTACCATTTTTTAAAAAAACTTATAAAACTTTAAGAGAAATGGGTATGAAAAATTCCTCAAAAATAAAGAAAGAGTCCGGCGGCACTAAGGCTCAAGCTAAAAGTGATGTACTTTCTGATGTTTCAAATAAACTTAAAAATGTTTACAAAAGAGCAGATACTAGATTTCATTTGGTTAGTGATCCCAAAAGAAAAAATAACTTACAAAAAATTAAAAAAAATCTTACCTATACAATCCAAAAATTAAAATAATATGCCTGGTGGACTCAAGAAAAAAGAATTACGAACTGAACTTGATCTAACTCCAAAACAAAAAATGTTTGTAGAAATTTATGTGAAAGATTGGGGATCAATTACTCAAGCTGAAGCATTAAAACGTGCAGGTTATGTTTGCACTAATGAAAAAGATTATAGCTCTGTTGCATCTAGAATGTTATCGAGAAAGCTACATCCCCATATTGCAAAATATTTTGATAAATTATTTGAGAGAGAAATTAAAAAATACGAAGGTGACAACCTTAGAAGATATAAAAGGTTAGAAAGAATCGCTGACAAGGCAGAGAAAGAAAAACAATTCGCTGCTGCTATCAATGCTGAGTATAGATCTGGTCAACTGGCTGGTGCTTACGTAGATAAAAAAGAAATAACAGTTAGTGGTTTGGAGGGTATGTCACGTGAGCAACTTGAAAAAAAACTCAAGGAACTATCAAACAAGATCGATGGCTATAACGCCAAAACGATTGAAGTTGAGTCCGAAGACGTTACAGCAATTGAAGAAAGCTAGTTGGTCTGAATGGTTAGATGCTTTTAACCAAGTGCATAACTCCACTATTACTACTTCAATTGGTAAGATAAAGGTAGAGATTGATGACTAAAAAGAAAATACAACAATCAAAAATATTAAACTTTGATTTTAAAAATCTTGGTAATGTAATTGATGATTATCCATTTGTAGAAATAGAGTGGCTTGATATCGAAGGTGATGCTGGCTGGTCTAGCACTAAAGATTTAAGTAAGGAACAATTACCTGTATGTGTATCAAAGGGTTATTTATTAAGTCAAAGCAAAGGTATTACTAGAATGTTTACAGATTATATTAAAACAAAAGATAAACCTACATTTGACAATATTGGTAATACAACTATTATTCCAACAGCAGTAATTAAATCAATTAGAAAAATTAAATTATAAATACTGATTAGATCATGAGCTCTAAAAACAATGAAGCTAAGCTTTGGCAGAAGGTTAAAAAAGGACTGACTGATTGCTTTCTAACACGCATAGAATCTAGCACTATTAATGGAATTCCTGATATTCATGCAGTGCATAAACAAGAAGTATTTTGGATAGAATTAAAGTCAGATTCATTAAGTTATCCTGCACTAAATAAGTGGCAGGTTGTATGGATTAATAAGTATGTAAAAGCAGGCGGTAAAGTAATTATCCTAAAAGAGAACTTGGGTAAGACCCCCTTGCAGAGTGTCCTTAAACTGTACAGACCGGTGTCACTGTTCACTGAACCTCGGGATCTCGTTCCTCGTTCCTCGTTCTCGGCCCCTTATAACTGGACACTGGTCCAGCAGCAGGTGCTCAGGGAGCTGGGATCCATGCACAGCTCAGCGTAAGCTCGTTCTCGTTTCCTGGCCACCAATTTTTTCCTCTTTGTTAGGTTGGTGGCCTGGTAACCAGCAGCTCAGATGCTGGATCTCGTTTTAGTCTTGACAAACCTCCCATGACATCTTATATAGACAGTGCCTCGTTGTGGCTGGTCCATTGGAAAATGATATATGGAAACCAAGATGTAGCCACGGGATCGTAAAGTCCCTAGGAACCAGACTTTGGACGCAACGGGGTCTCGTTTCTCGTTCTCGGTAATGGATGAACCTCGTTCTCGTTTAACGGATACTGGTGAGCTCCCCGCAGGTAACCTTCAGCTGGTACGCATCCTGAGTACGCTGAGTAAAAATATTTTTCTTGACAGATATCTCATTGTATCTTATTTATATTAAATATAACAAAGGAGAAAATATGACTAAAACAATCACATATAACAATAAAGAATATAAAATACCTTTCTCGGTTGCGTTGCCTGAAGATCCAACTACACATGAAGAGGTCAAGAATAGATTTGGTGGCGGATCATGCATGTTGCCTGCTTTCGCTGTCGCTGTGTACGATGTTATTATGGGAGCAGAAATGTTTAAGGATTGGCAGACTCATCGTAAAGGTCTCGATTGGTTTATCGATAATTTTCCAGAAGAATATATGGTGTTGTTAGATTAATAATTTTCACCCCAAGCCCTTCGGGCTTGGGGTTTTCTCGTTCTCGGCATAAACGTATCCTCGTTCTCGTTCACATAACAAGCTGAGCCCCCCAGCAGCCCAGTCTTCAGGGGGACGCCGTCAGATGCTGGTGAAACTTCTTCTTGACAGGTATCCCATGATGTCGTATGGTCATTACGTTGGGTGTCCAAATTGGTCGGACTTAATTAGACACCAGATTTTATAAAGGCTAGCCCAACTAAACAAAACAAAGGAGGAAAAGATGGCAGTAGATTTTGACGCGTTAGATCTCGTTCGAACACAGAACAAAGCTCGTTCTTATAATAAGAAACTAGATGAGCTCACGCAGCGTAACAAACAACTGGAGGCACAGGTGAAAACTCTCGCTTCCCTACTCGGTGACATGTGCGTACAAGCAGATGAAGACACCCCTTCCAGCAGCAGGACTGAGCATTTCAGAAGTGCAATGGACAAGGCGTATGAATATTTGGAAAAAGAAAAATTAATTTAGTTCTTGACAGATGTCCCATGAGGTCTTATATAGAAGGTGCCGTGCATTAACTTTACCTAAGCTTATGTTTGATCAACACAAGCGATGACCTGAAAGATGGTTGGCGAATCTCTAATGTACGGCTTAGCATCTAACAAAAGGAGAGCAATGAACAAAGAGAAAAACAAACCTACTAAGCAAGAAGACAAACCAGAAGAAGGAAAAGTATATGCATTGACTGGTGCCAAGGGCACGGCATGCATCGCCAACGGTAACACATGGAAAGAATCGGAGGTGAAGGATGACTAAAGAAATTCAAGAATG